TTCCAAATTACAAAATTCATTATGAAAAGAATTTATCCTGATGACATACAACTAGACGAATTTCTAGTTTTAAATGAAAACGATTACAAAGTATTGATGTATTGTTTAGATGAAATGTCTGCACACATGCCAATACAAGAAAACTATACCTATAGGGAAAATAAATCTATTACTCAAGAAGAATATGATTTATGCAAGGCAAAGATTCTCACTAGATTTAACTTACAAAAATGATTGATAACCCATTACCAGATCAAGTTATGG